TGTATCTTCTATTATTGCATCATTACTTTCAACAACTTCATCATCAGCTCGATCATCATCTGTATCTTCTATTATTGCATCATTACTTTCAACAACTTCATCATCAGCTCGATCATCATCTGTATCTAATGTTGTGAGATTATTACTTGCAACAACTTCATCTGCTACTTCTCCAACATTAACAATAGCATCGTCATTTTCATCATCAATTACAACATTTAATTTAGCTGGTTGTATAAAACGTTCAGTGTTTATATACAATCCATTTAACTTATCTAAATCGTTTTGTGTAATTACAAAACCATTTTGTTGTAATACTTCTAAATCAGATGGACTAAACCCATTTAAAACTAGCCAATAACCACTTATCCCTATATTATTTAAAAATGTAGCTTTTTCTTTTAAAGTAAAATTTGCAAAATTATCAGGAGTAGTTATATCCTTTTCTACATCACCAACAGCAAAAACAAAGCGACCCCCTGATCTCAGCGAGGGGCCTGGCGGTATCACGGGGTCTTGCCTTTGTTCAAAACGGGTAGTAGTGATACCTGCATTGATAAGTTGATCATCATATCTTCTAATTGCTGCATCACTAAATCCCTGAAAGATTAAATCTTTATTGGTAAACCCTTTATTCCCTAACCATTCTGCTTGTTGTAAAGGTGAAAAACTAATCCATTCATCTACTGTAATTTTATAAGTTGATCCATCTAACTTTTGAAAAGTATAACTAGGTGGTGGATTATTTGTATTTTGATTAGTAATCGTTACAGCAGGAGTAGTTGGTATCCCTGTTACATTATTATTAGGTATAACAGGACCTTGTTTTACTCCAGGTGTGTCTGTAACTGTATACCCGTAATTTTGCCTTATAGTGTTTATATTACTTTCAGTCCAACCCCATACAGTTTTTAAATCAGTGGGAGTTATTCCTTCTCTATTTAAAATGACTACTTGTTCGTTAATGGTTAAAGAGCCAAAATTATCAGGTATTAAAACAACTTTACCCGTGCTTAAAGGATATAAACTACCAGCTGTTGGTAAACTCGTATTGGTTTGATTATTATTTACGGTATTATTGCCATCCTTTGCTACTACCTTATCATTTCCTTCAGGATTAACAACGATATAACCTCTTGGTCTTATCTTTGCTATAAGTGTGTTTGCATCGATTCCACTTTTTTGAAATGTGTTTTCTTTTAAAATTTTTTCCAAGTCTTTAGGAGTAATACCATCTTTATTAAGAATTTCAATCGTTTGAGATACTCCTAATTTCCCCCAACTAGTTGGAACGGTCCATTTGGTTCCATCCACTAGCGTATAGACAGCTCCAGGAATAAACGGCAAAAGTTCATTAACAATCGTATTGGTTTGCGATGCTGATGCAGCAGCAGTTGGTGCAGCAGCAGTATCCACCGCAGTAGTTGATGTTGATGAGGGAAGTACTACTAAATTATTTTGAGTATTTACAGGTTGATTTGGATAGGCATCAGGAATACTTTGTTTAAAAGTTAATGGTTCATTAATTACAAATCTTTGCCAAATAGTTCTTTGATAGGTATCATTAAAATAACTAGGCATAACAGTATAATTTACTGCATCAACATAACCAGATGCCGCTTGTGAATCTAATAACCAATTAGTTAATGCTTCTGGAGTTGAGCCTATTGATTGTGCAATATCCTGTACTGTTGCTCCATATAATATACTGTTTGGATTCCTCATTGAGGACACAACATCATATTGTTTTGATACTACTGAGGTTGATGCTTTTTTTCCAGAATTAAAACCGTCTGCTTCAGGATAGTTACCCAAGTATATGTCAAAAAATGTTTCACGTATTTTTTCATCAGTCAAAGGACCAAAACGGCTTTCATATCCCCCGTATACGGGGTTTAGGGTGTCAGGGCTTCTGGATAAAATGTTGTCATTTCTTGTAGGGAAAAGACTACGAAACATTTCTTTTGTATAATTACCTTCTAGCCAATTTTTATATGTTGGAATAGTCTTGGAGCGCTCCGCATCCGTTTCAGGGTTCTCTAATACGCTGTCCTTTTTCTGTTGTTGAATATAAGCTAAAAATGGAGTAATATTATCACGAGGTGACCCTTTAAATACAGCAGTCTGCCATGCTGGTGGTTTATCTGTACTCATCTTTAATTCTTTCTATAGGATAATACATGACAAAAATCTCCAAACATATCATTGCATATACGTATTTAGTTATTAAAATATACAATGTTTTAAGTTTATTAAAAAAATAATAAATAAAAAGCTAAATTACTTTTCCTAAATCTTGCGTTTCTGCAATAAATTTTGTATAATAGTATAAAAATAAAGGATACTATGTCTATCACCAAAAAACCTATCAACTACCTTAATAATAAGGATATTCTTAAAGAAATACATGAAAGTAAAAATTCTTATTGTTATTTTATAAAACCAGATTATAACAAATATGATATCATAATCGACATGCCTCAAGAACCATTAGAAAAATCTTTTACATATGCAATAAAAAAAGATATAATTACTCAAGCAAAAGAAAATAGAGCTGCACGATTATTACTAGAAACTGGAGATAAAATTGAAGTAGAATCTATTCCAATTACAGATTTAATTTTTCGTGTAATGACGTGGGATCACATTCCAATTAGTCCAAAATTACCTAGAAAAATTACAAAGAAAAAAACAGCAATAGATATAATGGATTTTGATGATTTAGAAGAAGAAAGATTTATTGATTTGGAAGACCCAAGTACACAAAATGAAGTAGATGATATGGTTCATACCAAAGTTAATTTCCCACCTTTCCAACATTTTAAAATAGATAACACAAATACTTTTATTTGCGTAGGTAAAAGCCATTGGGTTGGCGGTTTAAAACGTGGACATTTTAGTAAAGATCATGGTAATATAACAAATACATTGGCAAGTATGTATATCAAGTTATGTGAAAAATATGCTATGAAATTCAATTGGCGTGGCTATACATATAACGATGAAATGCGTAATAGTGCAATACTACAATTAACTTATGTTGGACTACGCTTCAATGAAGCTAAATCACAAAACCCATTCGCATATTATACAGCAGCTATTACTAATAGTTTTTGTAGAGTTCTAAACACAGAAAAACGTAATCAAAATATACGTGATGATATCTTAGAAATGAATGGTCTTAACCCAAGTTATTCAAGAATGAATCAGGGCACAGGGAAAGCTTGGCTTGAAGAAAGTTAATCCATTTAACTTGATTGACTTGGTATTATATCATATAGTATTGCATGGCAAACTTATTTAAAAAGGCAGCATTTTTTACAGATATACATTATGGTCTTAAATCAAATAGTTTACAACATAACATAGACTGTGACAATTTTGTAAATTGGTTCATAGAAAAAGCAAAAAAAGAGAATTGTGAAACTTGTTTTTTCTTAGGTGATTATAACCATCATCGTGCTAGTATCAATATACAAACATTGCAATTTGGTTTACGTGGACTAGAAAAATTAAGTCAAAATTTTGACATGGTATATTTTATACCAGGTAATCATGACCTATACTATCGTGACCGTCGTGACATTCATAGCGTAGAATGGGCTAAACATTTACCAAACGTTCACATCATCAATGACTTCTTTAAAAAAGATGATGTAATCATACTGCCTTGGTTAGTACAAGATGATTATAAGAAAATCAAAAAAATGTCAAGCAAATATCTATTTGGACATTTAGAATTACCACGTTTTTATATGAACGCAATGGTAGAAATGCCTGATCATGGTGAAATAAACGAAGAACATTTTGGTAATTTCGAAAAAGTATTCAGTGGACATTTTCACAAGCGTCAAGCACGTAAAAATATTTGGTATATGGGAAATGCATTCCCTCATAATTATGCTGATGCAGGAGATGATGCACGTGGTATGATGATATTAGAATGGAATGCAGAACCAACTTTTCATAGTTGGCCACGTCAGCCTGTATATCGTGTACACAAACTTAGTGATATTTTAGAAAACCCACAAGGATTGCTATTGATTGATAGCCATGTTAGAGTACACCTTGATATTGATATAAGTTATGAAGAAGCCAATTTCTTGCGTGAAACATTTATACCAGAATACAAACTACGTGAAATGACATTAATTCCAATGAAACTAGAAAATATAGACCAAGGTAATTTTGAAGGTTTAAAGTTTGAAAGTGTAGACCAAATTATTGTTGATCAGATTAATGCAATTGAAAGCCAAGGCTTTGACAAAAAATTGCTTTTAGACATTTATAACACACTATGATAACACTTAAAAATATTACCCTGCGTAACTTTCTAAGTATTGGGCAGGTTACACAAGCAGTAAATTTTGATAGAAAAGAACTCACACTAATTTTAGGCGAAAACCTTGATTTAGGTGGTGATGGTGCTAGAAATGGTACTGGTAAAACAACTCTTATCCAAGGATTGTGTTATGCACTTTTTGGTGTACCTATAAATAATATACGTAAAGACAATTTAGTAAATCGTACTAATGCAAAAAGTATGTTAGTTACATTAGATTTTAATGTAAATGGTACTAACTATAAAATTGAGCGTGGACGCAAACCTAATATTTTGAAATTTTATGTTGACGATAAGTTACAGAAAGGTCAGGATGATGCACAAGGTGAAAACAAAGAAACACAAGGTTTCATTGAACGCACTATTAATATGTCTGTTGATATGTTTCGGCACATTGTCGCCCTTAATACTTACAGTGAACCTTTCTTAGCACTTAAAGCAAACGATCAAAGATCAATTATTGAACAATTACTTGGTATTACATTATTGTCTGAAAAGGCAGAAGTTGTTAAGGATTTGATTCGTCAAAGTAAAGACAATATTCAACAAGAAGAATTTCGTGTTAAAGCTATTGAAGAAGCAAATAAGCGTGTAAAAGAACAAATTGAAAGTTTAATACGTAGACAAAAGCTTTGGACTACAAAACACAATGAAGAACTTGAAAACTTAGCAATTGAATACGATAATTTATCACAAATTGATATTGATAAAGAACTACAATTACACAAAGATTTAATTACCTACAATAATCAAATACTTTTAAAAAATGCAAATGATAGTAAAATTGATTCTTTAAGAAAAGATATAACTAAAGAGGATAAAAACTATAACAAACTAGTTGCTGAGGTAGATTCATTAAAAGACCATAAATGTTATGCTTGTGGCCAAGAATTTCATGATGAACAACATAGAAAAGTTTTAGAAAATAAATTTAATTTATTGACTGAAAGTAAAAATTTACTAGATGACTATAAGTTTCAATTAAATCAAATGGTTGCTAGCCCTGTTACGGTTATTAAAAAACCAATTACACATTACAAAACTGAGGCTGAGGCAGTAAAGCACAGCAGTCAAATTGAAAATGTTATAAAACTAATTGAAATTAAAACAAATGAGACTGATCCATATTCAGAACAAATTACTGAAATGGAGAATAAAGCACTACAAGAAATTGATTTTGAAAAAATTAATCAATTAACAAGAATAATGGAACATCAAAAGTTTTTGCTTGATATGTTAACAAGTAAAGATAGCTTTGTTCGTAAAAAGATTATAGATCAAAACTTAAGTTATTTAAATTCAAGGTTAACACATTACTTAGATAAGATTGGATTACCACATCAAGTTGTATTTAAAAATGATTTACAAGTTGAAATTACCGAGTTAGGTCGTGAACTTGATTTTGATAATTTAAGTAGAGGTGAGCGTAATAGATTAATTTTGGGTTTAAGTTTTGCTTTTAGAGATGTATGGGAAAATCTTTACGCTCCTATCAATACATTGTTTATAGATGAATTAATTGACAGTGGATTAGATACGATGGGTGTAGAAAATAGTATAGCAATATTAAAAGACATGAGTAGACGCCGTCATAAAAGCATTTGGTTAGTTAGCCATCGTGAAGAATTAGCTGGGCGTGTTCCAAATGTATTAAAAGTAATAAAAGAAAAAGGATTTACTTCCTATAGCACAAGCGTAGATGTGGAATAATTTTTTTGTTACAAAATTATGATATATAAAGATATGCCAAGTCCACAAAAGAAAAAAGGCTCAAGTTTTGAGCGTGAAGTAGCAAACTTCTTATCGGAGATATACCAAGAAAGTTTTATTCGTGCCCCAGGTAGTGGTGCGTATGTGGGCGGCAAGAACCAAACTCGTAAAGAATTTTTACACGAGGGACAGGTTCGATCATTCAAAGGAGATATTGTACCTGGACAAAGTTTTCCTAGATTCAACGCAGAATGCAAAAGTTATAATGACTTTCCTTTTCATCAAGTAATAGCAGGAGACTGTAAAGTATTAGATAATTGGATTGAACAAATGATGGCTGTAGCTGAACCAAACGATATAAGTATACTGTTTATGAAATTTAATCGTAAGGGTAAGTTTGTAGCTGTTAAATGTGGTCCAACATGGGTCACTGATAATTTTATGTATTATTCAAGTAAATTCGGCGATTGGCTAATTATTGAGTTTAATGACTTTTTTAAAAACAACAAAGACCTTCTTAAAGCATATTCAGCACCAACAGACACTATGTCAGTAAAAAAAGAAAACATTTTAACAATTAACGTATAAAAATTTGTTTGGTCGGAGTTCTTCGACCCTCCTTGAGGAAGTACAGGTAGTGCTGTGCCGACGGAACTGGAGTAGGGGGATTATCCTCAAAATACCGAGAGTGCAATCGACAAAGCGAACACTCAACAAGCCTATAGCTATTTTGTCTTGATGTTATAGGATGTGCGTTGCCGAAGAAATGTCTAAGGACATTAGCTTCACTACAGGCCATAAACTTTATAGGGCAACCGGTAGGATACATAAGCAGTAAGGCTATATGAATTGGCAAAGACAACATGGATTGATGGGCATGGCAAATCAATTTTGGTAGTGCTGAATAGCACTACCATGGACATCCTAGCGGCAATATTAAAAAGTAAATAATAAAAAAACAAGACCGAACGAAGTGAGGGCTTAGACGAACGAAGTTCGTCTTTAGAAGAAAGGTAATTGTGATTTCTTAGTAACTTCAAGATTACTATCGATAATTTCATTAATCGATTTTCTTTCTGCCACAGACATATTTAATATGTCAACATAACTTGCACCACCTCTCATATACCAAGCCATGGTCAATGCGTTTTTCTTAATACTCCGCACCTCTTTCTCGTAACCGTCTATAAGCTTCTGTATTTCCTGAGGGCTAAGACGCAGAAGCCTTAACCGAAAAAATCTGTAGCGTTTAAAGTAAATGGTTGTTTATATTCATGGCTACAACTAGGGCATTTTATGTTTAATGGAGGTAATTCTGTTTTAGCCTTTAATTCTGCATGATAATCTCTAATTGTAACAAAATTATTTTTATCACAATTTTTTAAATAATCAAAAATAAAATTTTCATCCTTAACTTGGGTATTCGGTGTTTTTACATATTCTATAGCTTTACTGAGAATTTTCATTGTAAGTTCTGTAACTTTTTTTAATGCTTCCTGTCCTTTTTTATTTTTGACTTCTTGATCAGGTTCATTTTCAATTTCTACAAAGGATCTTTGTACCTCAAATTGTCCTAAACTTGCTTCATTCATTTCTTTATATGATAAAGGTTTAAATTTAATTTGAAGTTCACCTAATGGTAAAAGTTTATCGTAGTCTCCTGCCTTCATGTTACCTAATATTTGAATTAAATTAATTGTATAATCGCTTATATTTTCACAACTGGGGCATTGAGATTCAATTTCTAATTCATTACCTCCACTTGCTGATTTTATAGCAATTAATATTGCATCTAGATCGTTACTATTAATTAGCCATGGATTTTTAATAGAAGGAATACAACTTTTAATCAGTTCTACTACTGCTGTACCATTGAATAAAGCATCAGGTGTTTTTGTGGTAATCTCATCTATTGCTGTCATGGGAAATACAGCAACCTCTCCTGATTCAGGTAAATCAATAACTCCGAGAGGGTAATTTTTTCCACCACTTGGTAATTTTACAAATACAGCAGGTCTTCTAAAATATTGACGTAATGGGTTGTTTTCAATTGACATAAATTTCCTTTGTAGAATCAATTATTTTGGGTAATAAATACTAGTAGTATTTATTGGACGAAACCTATGGCAGAAATAAATGATGAATTAGCAGAAACATTAAGAAGACTAAGTGAAGAAATAGGTAATATGAACGCCATTACCTTAGCCAGTAATAGGTCATTAAGAGATCAATTACAAGTTCAAGGTAAACTAAGCAAAGCTTCACAAGATTTATCACACACTATAGATGAAGAAAATGAATTACGTGAACAAGCAGTTGAGCGTGAAAAAGCATTTAAATCCGCACAAACTCAGTCTATTTCTGCCTTAAAACAGTTTGGTTCTGCTATAACTGATACCACAAATAGTTTTAGCAAATATGAAGGTGGTATAAAAAGTTTAACAGGAGCAATAAGTGACGTAGCCAGTCAGTTTGGACCTTTAGGAAAAGCAGTTGGATTAGTTTCAACCGCTATCGGAGCTTTAGCAGGAGCAGTTTTAAAACAGACAGATGCAGTTATAAAAGGTTACGATGATTTAAGTAAACTTGGAGGTGCAGTAGGTCTTACAGCAGATGGTATTTTTAAATTAGGTAAAGAAGCAGGTTTTAGTTCGCAAACTTTGGGTAGTTTTACAAAAGGTGCAAAAGATGCAGGACAAAATTTAGCAGCTTTAGGAACTGGTACGACAGAAGGTGTAAAAGCATTTAGTAAATTTGTAGCGGTAGGTGATGAGCAATTAAAACAATACAGAAGATTGGGTTTCACACAAGACGAATTAATGGAAGCTCAAAATACATACCTTAAACAGCAGTTGGATGCTGGTAGGCAAATCACAAAAAGTCCACAAGAACTTCAGAAAGCAAGCTTACAATATATTGATAGTCTACTTGCCTTAGCCGAGTTAACAAATACTAGTCTAAAACAACAACAAGAAGCAATTGATTTTGCCAATGCAAATGAAAACTTTAATGCCTATAAGTTTGCAATGGAGCAAGAAAGACTATCACTTTTAAAACAAGCAGACCAAGAAACGGATCAGGTACGAAAAAGACAACTACAGGCTCAGGCAAGTCAAATAGATCAAACAGTAAAGGCCAAAGAAGAGTTCGCAATATTAGCAAAAAATACTATGAGCGCGGCTAATGCCACTGCTGTATTAGAAAGCATCAGTAATAAAAATGGTGTAGTATTAACAGAAAATAATGCCAAATTACAAATGGCAGGTATTGACATTGTTAAAATGGGATCAAACCTAAACAAAGGCGTTAATCAATCTGGTGAGTTATTAGGTGCTCAGGTAAATTCTGCTAATAAATTTGCTAAAGATTTTGGCGAAGCAGCATATGCATATGGTTCAGCAAGTAAAGATTTACAAAACACATTTGGACAAGATGTCAAAATGAGACAAACTGCTGCTCAATATGCAAAATATGCGAGTGAAGAAGAACAAAAAGCATTTATCAAAAAATTAGCACAAAATGAAGACGAAATTAAGAAAACTAAGGAAGCAGGTAAAGAGGGACAAAAAGCAGTTGATATGGCTGCTGAAAGAGAATCTGTTGAAAGAAAATTACGTGGTGCATTAGACGAAGCAGTAAATGCACTAAATCCATTTACAGGTAGTGTTAATGGATCAGCAATGGCTGCGGCTGCATTAACGGCAGCAGCAACAGCAGCAACTTATGCATTAACTAAATTAGCCATAACAAAAATGTCAGGTTCAGCCTTACCTGGTATGGCTGATAAAGCGGCTAAGGTTGGGGAAGTTGGTAAAGAGGCAATAAAAGGTGCAGCGTCCTCGTCAAGCGGAATAGGAAATGCTGCAAAAGCAGCAACTAGTACATTAGGAAAATTAGCAGGACCTGCGGCCGCTGTTGGAGCAGTGGTATCAGGTGGCTATACTGCATATACAGGTTATAAAAAGGCTGAGGAAGAAGAAAAAGAAGGTAAAATTACAAAACAGGAAGCCACTGCTAAAAAAGGTGAGGCTATAGGTGCAGGGACAGGAGAAGCAGTAGGTGGTGTAGCAGGCGCTTTAAAAGGTGCAGCATTGGGGGCAGCATTGGGTAGTGCTGTACCAGTATTAGGCACCGCAGTAGGTGGTATAATAGGTGCTGCATTAGGAGGACTAGCAGGTACTAAGATAGGTGAGGCTATAGGTGGATTTGCTGGTAAGAAAATAGGTGAAGTAGCAGCAGGGACAGCAGAAAAAGAAACTAAGAAGGTAGAAACTGCTAAAAAAACACAAGCAGTAGAACCTGAAAGAGAGAAGCAAACACCTAGTGTGGAATCTTCTAAAGAACCAAAGCCTGAAAGAGAGAAGCAAACACCTAGTGTGGAATCTTCTAAAGAACCAAAGCCTGAAAGAGAGAAGCAAACACCTAGTGTGGAATCTTCTAAAGAACCAAAATCTAAAAGTGGTCGTTATTATGAAGTTAATGGTCAACCTGCTAAAAAAACACAAGCAGTAGAACCTGAAAGAGAGAAGCAAACATCTAGTGTGGAATTTTCTAAAGAACCAAAATCTAAAAGTGGTCGTTATTATGAAGTTAATGGTCAACCTGCTACTAAAGAAGAATATGACGCAAATAGAGCACAATTTGATAAAGCAAAAGAAAAAATGCCTAAAATGGCAAAAGGAGGAGTCACCACAGGCCCAAGTTTGGCAGGAGAGGCAGGTCCTGAAGCTGTTGTACCTTTACCAAATGGAAATAAAATTCCTGTAGAAATGCAAATGCCTAAATTATCAAATATATTAGACAATGAAAGATTTGAAAGTGAAGAAAAATTAAATGAGGAATTAGAAAAAACTGAAAATATTCTAAGTAAATTAACAGCTTCATTAACAAAATGGGAAGCTTTGACTAAGGAACAAATTGAAACAAAAGAAGAAGAAAATGAAAAAATAAAAAATCTTCAGTCTGCTACAGATGTTATGTCAAATGCATTTAAGTTAGCAAGTATTGATTTAGGTAAATTTTCTTCAAACATTAAAATTAAACTTTCAGAAGGAACAGTACAACAAAAAGACAAGGATACTGTAGCAGACACAATACAAGGAACTGGAATAACGGCTGGAAAAACATCTGGAACTGGTATTACTCCTGGTGTAAAAATAGGTGAAGGAATAAAATTAGGTGTAGGTGAGCAACATAAAAATTTAATAGATGAACTTAAAAAACAGGGCATTACAGGTACTGCAAAAGTTAGTAATATAATGGCACAGGTTCAGGCTGAATCTGGATTTAAAGCACAAAGTGAAGATGTAGGGAAATATTCTGCAAAAAACCTTTATGACCTTTATGGACCAGAACAAACTAAAAATAAAGTACGATTTAAAAGTATGGAGGAAGCTAAAGCCGTTGTTGAAAAAGGACCAGAAGCAGTTGGTAATTTATTATATGGTGGTAGAATGGGTAATGCTGCGGATGAAGGGTACAAATATCGCGGTAGAGGACTAATACAACTTACAGGAAAATCTAATTACGAAAAATATGGTAAAATGATTGGTGTTAATTTAGTAGAAAATCCTGACTTAGCTAATGACCCACAGGTAGCTTCAAGTCTCGCTGCTGCTTATTTTGCAGATAAAGAAAAGCGTGGAGTAGATTTAACTGATATAAATGCTGTAAACAAGGCTGTTGGTTTCGCAGGAGGTGGTGCTGAAGCACAAAAACGTGCAAGTTTGGCACAAGGTTTTGCAAGTCGAGATTTATCTGGTGGGGGAGTTAGTGTAGATTCTATTGATAAAATTTTAGCATTTGGTGGAGCCTCAGGAAGCAAAGAAAATTTTGAAGGTTTACAGGATAGTGTAGAAAATAGAGTAATTGAAGCAGCCAAAATGTATGCCTCAGCTACAGGTAAAAAATTACAAATTAATAGCGCAAAAAGAGATGGAGAAGATCAAAAAAGACTATATCAAGAGTCAGTAGATGCAGGAAGACCTGGACGAGGTCCCTCAGGAATGGCAATTGCTAAACCAGGAACAAGTAAACATGAAAGAGGGTTAGCTGTCGATATTCAAAATTATAGCGATCCTGCAGCCGTTTCTGCAATGAATCAACAAGGATTATTTCAAACTGTTCCAAATGATCCCGTACATTTTGAATTACCTAAAGCTGAATTTGGTGGGATATTTTCTGGACCAATGGCAGGTTACCCCGTTGAATTACATGGTAATGAAATAGTAGCTCCGTATGATCCAAATTCAATGTTAGCTAAAATGTTAACTGCTCCTCCAGGAACTGAGAAAGAAATTCCTGCGATTGATACAACAACACAACCATCTAATTTAATTAGAGATATACAAGCAATGAACGTTCAAATGATGGATATGATAGCGGTCAAATTAGATACAATGATTGAAGCATTAGGAACTAGTAATGATTTGCAAAATAAACTTGTTACATATTCAAGAACTTGATATAAATACTCTATAATATGACTTATAAGAAAAAATTCCTAAACAAAAGTGGTGTCAGTAGCCCTATTTCAGGAGCTAATAGCAACAATGGTGCTTGGAATAATATCGGCACTAATAATTTACCGACAGGTGGTTGGAATAATACTGAATTTGGTTATAAAAATTACATGAGTCGATTGCCTGAAGTATATACAGGGCACCCAAATCGTATTGAAAGATATAACCAATATGAAATGATGGACGTTGATGCTGAAATAAATGCATGTTTAGATATAATTTCAGAGTTTAGCACACAAAAAAATGAACACAATAAAACTCCATTTAGTTTTGATTTTAAAGATGAACCAACACCACATGAAGTTGAACTTTTAAAAACTCAGTTACAGCAATGGTGTAAACTCAATGAATTTGATAACCGTATTTTTAAAATATTTCGAAATGTTATAAAATACGGAGATCAAGTATTTGTTCGTGATCCTGAAAATTTTAAACTTTATTGGGTAGATATGGTAAAGGTAATTAAAGTTATTGTAAATGAAAGTGAAGGAAAAAAACCCGAACAATATGTTTTAAAAGATATCAATATCAATTTACAAAATTTAAGTGTTGCTCAAAAAACTAATACAGATTTTGCAGCAAATCCTGCTACTGGATTAGGTGGCACTGGTGGAGGAACAAATACTCCATATACTGTACCAGCAATGCCATATAATACAACAGGAAGTCGTTTTACATTGGGACAAAGCGAAAGTGCGATTGATGCAAAACATATATTGCATTTAAGTTTGACTGAAGGGTTAGATAGATTTTGGCCATTTGGTCAAAGTATTTTAGAAAACATTTTTAAAGTTTATAAACAAAAAGAATTATTGGAAGATGCGGTATTAATTTATCGTGTGCAACGTGCTCCTGAACGTAGAATGTTTAAGATAGATGTTGGTAATATGCCAAGTCATTTAGCTATGGCATTCGTAGAACGTATTAAAAACGAAATACACCAGCGTAGAATTCCAAGTTTGTATGGTGGTCAAAGTATTGTTGATGCAACCTACAATCCATTAAGTATGAATGAAGATTATTTCTTTCCTGTTACAGCAGATGGGCGTGGCAGTAGTGTTGAAGTATTACCAGGTGGGCAAAATTTAGGTGAGATAGATGATTTAAAATATTTTAATAATCGTTTAGCAAGAGGGTTACGTGTACCAAGTAGTTATTTACCCACAGGTCCTGACGATAATACAACACCATTAAGTGATGGAAGAGTTGGCACCGCTATGATTCAAGAGTTTCGTTTTAATCAATATTGTGAGCGGCTACAAAGTTATATGGCAATGAAGCTAGATGAAGAATTCAAATTATTTTTAAGATGGCGAGGATTTAATATTGATAGTGGATTGTTTAGTTTAGTTTTTAATCCACCACAAAACTTTGCTGCATATAGGCAGAGCGAATTAGATACAGCAAGAGTTGGTACATTTTCTACTATGGAAGCTTTTCCTTATATTAGTAAACGGTTCGCTTTAGAAAGATTTTTAGGATTAACTGAAGAAGAAATAAAACAAAATGAAAAGTTATGGAATGAAGAAAATAAGAAAGACATTGTAGATACACCAACTGGTGATGATTTAAGAAATATAGGTGTAAGTGCTAGTGACTTACAGGCAGATCAGGATACAATGGATCAGGTTGAACAAGGTGAAGAAGCAGAACAAGGAGCAGAGGTAGCAGGACCTGTAGGGAGTGAAACTCTAGGGGTAGCACCTGCACCTACTGGAGCACCAGGTGCTCCAGTACCAATATAGTGAGATAAATACAATTATGTTACTAAATGAAATGTTTGATGCTCCGATAGCAGGTTATCAAGATTTAAAATCTGATAACAGTAGACCTATGTGGAAAATGAGTAGAAAAACAAAGTTAACATTGAAGCAAATAAGAACCTTACGTAAAATGATGGATGTTAGAAACTATGAAAAGAAAGAACATTTGAAAAAAGTAAGGGAACAATACGGTGCTAAACCAGAGCAATCGGAAGCTCCATCACTATAATCCTACCAAAAACGTAAAAAAATAGACTATTTTGAGCTATTTTTTTAACTATCAACTAAATAGTTATTACAAAGCCATTCCAATCAGGAGATATTTATAATGGATAACAAAAAATTTGAACAACTTATTGATTTAATTATCAATGAGAATGAAGATCAAGCAAGACAATTATTTCATGAAATAATTGTTGAAAAGTCCCGTGAAATTTATGAATCTATCATGGATGAAGAAATGATGGATGAATCTATGCATGAAGGCATGGAAGATGATATGGAAGAAGGCATGGGAGGTCAAGTAGGTGATTTACTTGATGAAATCAATGCTGAAGAAGAAATGTCAGAAGCCGAAGACGACGAAGACCTAGAAATTGATGATGAAGAAACCATTGAACTAGAGCCTGATGAAGATGACATGGACATGGGCGGTGAAGAAGATTTAGAAGATCGTGTTGTTGACATGGAAGAAAAAGTTGATGAGTTAGAAAGACTCATGGCTGAATTCCAAGCTGAAATGGGCGGCGGCGATGACATGGGTGATATGGGTGATATGGGTGACGAAGAAGTTGCTGACATGGGTGACGAAGAAGAAGTCGCTATGATGGAAAATGTCAACCTTAAACAAGTAGGTGGTTCTACGTACAATACTTATGGTAAAATGGGTGACAATGGAGTACAAACAAAGAGTCCAAACCTAAACAATAGTGGTCAAAAAGGAATGGATAGCAAGCCAGTGAAATTTAGTGGCGCCGCTGAAAGTGTTCCAACAAGTCCAAAAGGACCAAGTAATTTATATAGCAAAGGTGAGACACAGGTAAAAGGAGCTGGAAACTTTAAGAATAGTCCTGCTAAGGATAATTTTAGAGAGAAAGGCGAATCAACACCCAAGCCAGTAACAAAAGACGGTGCTGCTGATAAGCATAGTCCAGTAGCTAAGAGTTAAGGAACTGAGAGCAAATGGCTTTGTATCTCAAGGAAACTTTGACATTTGACCGTGCAAACATGGTCGTTGAAAGTGTCAAGGAAGAAGGCGGTGAGTTGAAAACCCTTTATATGAAAGGGATTTTCATTCAAGGCGGCGTCCGTAATGCAAATGAGCGTGTTTACCCTGTTTCTGAAATAGAAAACGCTGTAGATACTCTTAACAAACAAATTAGCGAAGGTTACTCAGTATTAGGGGAAGTAGATCACCCTGATGATTTAAAGATTAACTTGGATCGAGTATCACATATGATAACCAGTATGTGGATGGACGGGCCAAATGGTTTTGGAAAATTAAAGATTCTACCTACTCCAATGGGTCAATTAGTAAAGACTATGTTGGAGAGTAGCGTAAAACTTGGCGTATCTAGTCGAGGCAGTGGTAATGTCAATGATTTAGACGGCCGTGTCAGTGATTTTGAAATAATCACTGTTGATGTTGTTGCTCAACCAAGCGCACCAAATGCGTATCCTAAAGCAATTTATGAAGGTGCTATGAACATGAAATATGGTCATAAACTTTTAGAGATTGGTAAGGAAATAAAAGGCGACAAAAAAGTAGAAAAGTACTTGAAAGAGGAAGTAATGCGCCTCATCAAGGACCTCAAAATTAATTAAAGGGGAAAAGAGCATGTTTGATGCTATCAAACCACTACTTGAAAGCGGATTAATCAAAGAGGATGTAGCCAAGGAACTCAATGAGGCTTGGGAAGGCAAACTTAATGAAGCCCGTGAACAAGTTCGTGCTGAATTACGTGAAGAATTCGCACAACGCTATGAGCATGATAGAAGCGTGATGGTTGAAGCCCTTGATAAGATGATAACAGAAAGTCTACAAACAGAGATTGCTGATTTTAACGAAGAACGTAAAGCACTTAGTGAAGAACGTGTTCGTGCAAAAGTTCAGTTACAAGAAAGTGCAAGAAAATTTAATGACTTTATGGTTACCAAATTAGCCGAAGAAATTCGTGAATTACGTCAAGATCGTAAGGCTCAAATGGAAAACCAACAAAAGTTAGAAAAGTTTGTTGTACATGCGTTGGCTCGTGAAATTAAAGAATTTGCACAAGACAAACGTGCTGTTGTAGAAGCAAAAGTTAAGTTAGTTGCAGAAGGTAGAGCTAAGTTAGAACAACTTAAATCTAGATTCGTAAAAGAAAGCGCAAACAAACTTAATACAATTGTTACATCACATCTAAAGGGTGAATTGTCACAATTAAAAGAAGATATTAAATCTGCCAAAGAAAACAACTTTGGTCGTAAACTCTTTGAAGCCTTTGCTAGCGAGTTTAGTGTGACTTATCTTAATGATAAAGCAGAAACACGAAAACTACTAACAAAGCTTGAAGAAAAAGAATCACAACTAGCAGAAGCAGTTAAATTAATCAACCAATCTAAAAAATTAGTTGAGAGTAAAGAGCGTGAAGTTCGCATGATTAAAGAAACCAATGAGAGAAAGAAAGTATTAGATGATTTACTAGCTCCTCTCAATAAGGAAAAATCAGAAGTCATGATGAGCTTACTAGAAAGCGTACAGACACCAAAATTGAAGTATGCTTTCGATAAGTATTTACCAGCAGTTCTAAATGCAGGTACAAATCAAGGTTCTATTAAGAAAACTGAAAAGTCAACATTAACAGAATCAAAATTTGTAACAGAAGTGACTGGTGATAAATCTGCCAAGATTGAAGTAAAAGAAGAATTCGAAGGGCGTGATAACGTCATCGAAATTAAGCGTTTGGCAGGGCTTTAATTTATAGACATAATTAGGAGAAAATATAAATGTCAAAAGTACTCTTAGAAAGCCGTTGGGACGAGACCAAAGACGCCCTGTTAGAAGGCTTAAAAGGAACTCGCCGTTCTACAATGGGTGTTATTTTAGAAAACACTCGCAAATCACTACTCCAAGAAAGTAGTGCTGGTACAACTACAGCAGGTAATATTGCTACACTTAATCGTGTAATTCTACCAGTGATCCGTCGTGTTATGCCAACAGTTATTGCAAATGAACTAGTTGGTGTTCAACCAATGACAGGACCAGTTGGTCAAATTCACACATTGCGTGTTCGTTATGCTCAGTCATTAACTGATACATCAGCAGCAGCAACAAGTGTAACAGCAGGTGAAGAAGCATTATCACCATTCAAGATTGCACAGGCTTATTCACGTACACCTTCAGCGACATCTTCAACATCAAGCTACACAGCTAACGATACAGCAAGTTTAGAAGGCAACGGTGGTAAGCAAATCTCTGTACAAATCTTAAGACAAGCTGTTGAAGCAAAGTCACGTAAGTTACAAGCAAGATGGACATTCGAAGCAGCACAAGATGCTCAAAGCCAACATGGTATCGACGTAGAAGCAGAAATCATGGCAGCGTTAGCACAAGAAATTACTGCTGAAATTGACCAAGAAATCTTGTTATCATTACGTACTTTAGCAAGTACAGAGTTTACATACAACCAAGCAACAGTATCAGGTACAGCTACATACGTTGGTGATGAACATGCTGCTTTAGCAGTTCTAATTAATCGTGTTGCTAACCTAATTGCACAACGCACTCGTCGTGGTGCAGGTAACTGGGCAGTTGTATCAAGCGCAGCATTGACAGTTCTACAAAGCGCAACAACATCAGCATTTGCACGTACTACAGAAGGTACATTTGAAGCTCCAACAAATACAAAGTTTGTTGGTACATTGAATGGTGCAATGCGTGTGTTTGTAGATAGCTATGCTCCAGACACAACGCCAGTACTAGTTGGTTACAAAGGTTCAAGTGAGACAGATGCAGCAGCATTCTATTGCCCATACATTCCATTGATGAGCAGTGGTGTTGTTCTAGATCCAAGCACATTCGAGCCAGTAGTTAGCTTTATGACTCGTTATGGTTATATCGAGTTAACAAATACAGCATCATCATTCGGTAATGCTGCTGACTACGTTGGAGAAATTGCGGTCCAAAATCTCACCTTTCAATAAATCGTACAAAAAAGTGTACAAATTAAAGCGCACTTCGGTGCGCTTTTTTATATTGTAATGTCAGTGTCAGTAGTAATATTTAAGATAGACTTTGATTTGTCTTTTAATTTTTTATTGTACAGTCGTGTACAGTTTGCACAAAATGTTTTAATGTTATTCTTTTCTTTGTTTTTTTTATTACCATCTTTATATATTAAATTTAACTGACATTTATCCTCAGCTATAAAACCACATTTATCACATTTTGTTTTTTTAGTATGTAAAAAACTATAGTTTTCGTTGTATTTTCCTTTAGCACAACTTGCACAATATTTGTGCCATTTTTGAAAGCCATGTTTACTTTTTCCGTTAGGTTTTACCAATGAAATATTACATAATTGGCAAAGCTTACGTCTAGGTTGTCTTAATAACATCAATTATTTAGACATGGAAAAAAGATATTAATGGATCTTTTTTCCACATTTAATATATTAAAAAGTAGATAAATACAAAGTAAGGACCTTTTATTATGTCATCTGATCCATTTAATGCACCTGGCGGATTTAGTGTTGGAATACCACCTGTTCCTGTAGCTGATGCCAATGGAAATATTATTACAAACGTTAATACCACAGGTAACGTAACGGCAGTTAATATTTATGGAAATAATTATTTCTATGCTAATGGAGATCCCTTCATTCCTGGCGGAACACAGGGTACACAAGGAATACAAGGTACTCAAGGATTTCAAGGTATAATTGGAATAGGTATACAAGGTGTTCAGGGTATACAAGGAAATCAAGGCAGTGAAGGTATTGATGGTACGCAGGGTATGCAAGGCACAAATGGAGTGCAAGGTGTTCAGGGTATACAAGGGTTGGACGGAGCATTTGCAGGACAAGGCGTACAAGGCGTACAAGGTTCTCTTGGCATACAAGGTGTACAAGGTGTACAAGGCGTACAGGGATTACAGGGTGTACAAGGTGTACAAGGCATACAAGGCTCTCTAGGTGTACAAGGTGTACAAGGTGTACAAGGTGTACAAGGTGTACAAGGTGTACAAGGTGTACAAGGCATACAAGGCTCTCTAGGTATACAAGGTGTACAAGGTGTACAAGGTGTACAAGGTGTACAAGGTGTACAAGGCATACAAGGCTCTCTAGGTATACAAGGTGTTCAAGGCACACAAGGACTACAAGGCACACAAGGACTACAAGGCATACAAGGTGTACACGGATTACAAGGCTCTCTAGGTATACAAGGCGTTCAAGGCATACAAGGACTACAAGGCATACAAGGTGTACACGGATTACAAGGCTCTCTAGGTATACAAGGCGTTCAAGGCATACAAGGACTACAAGGCATACAAGGTGTTCAAGGTACAAAAGGCGTTCAGGGTACACAAGGAATACAAGGTACACAAGGAATACAAGGAATACAAGGAATACAAGGAAGTCAAGGTATACAAGGAATTTTAGGTACACAAGGTTTTCAAGGTTTTCAAGGTGCACAAGGTGTTCAGGGTATACAAGGTAGTCAAGGTATACAAGGTGATTTAGGTATACAGGGTTTTCAAGGTTTTCAAGGTGCACAAGGTGTTCAGGGTATACAAGGTAGTCAAGGTATACAAGGTGATTTAGGTATACAGGGTGTTCAAGGTATACAAGGTATACAAGGTATACAAGGTATACAAGGGACGATAGGTATACCAGGTGTTCAAGGTGTCCAAGGCATTCAAGGGATACAGGGTACACAAAGTTTGCAAGGTATTCAGGGAGTTCAGGGATCTTATGGTATACAAGGTATACAAGGTATACAAGGTATACAAGGTATACAAGGTATACAAGGTATACAAGGTTCTTTGGGTATAGGTTTTGTATGGAAAGGTGAATATGACTCGGAGACAATTTATAGATTAAATGACGTAGTTTTTTATAATGGTAGTGCTTTTATTGCTGTTTACCCTTTACAACCAGATCCTCCGTTTGGGCCGTTCGGTGGTGAAGTACCAGAGTTTAGTCCAGGTGTAATTAATACAGATTTTTGGGCATTAATGAGTGCTCAAGGACTACAAGGATCACAAGGTATACAAGGTTCACAAGGTTCACAAGGTATTTTTGGACTACAAGGAGTACAAGGAACACAGGGTGTTCAAGGACTGCAAGGAGAAAAAGGAACACAGGGCGTACAAGGAACACAAGGAACAATACCTGCAATAGGTGGTTCAAATACCCAAGTACAATTTAATGACGATGGTAATTTAGCAGGATCATCATTCTTAACATTTGATAAAAATACTCAAATTTTATCACTACAAAATATAAACGTTTTAGGCAATGTAGGTAGTAACCTTATTCCAAATGCCGATATTACATATGACCTAGGATCTAATACTTTAAGATGGAAGGATCTATATCTTTCAAATTCTACAATTTATATTGGTAACGCTACAATTTCTGCAAATGGAAATGCTCTTACCCTAAGTTCGCCTGAAGGGAGTACTTTTGCAGTAGAAGGAGATCAAGCTAATAGCACAATTGTTACAGAAAAGTTATTGGTTAATAGTGAATTTTCTGGTAATACAGCAAATTTAAGTGGTAATTTATCAGCAAATTATTTATTTGGTAATGGTACATATTTACAAGGATTATCTCCAATAAGTTTACAAGGGCTAACAGTTAGTCAAAGTAACATCACAGGAGGTAATTTAACTAATACAATATCAAATGTTACAGGATTATTTTTTGATACAGATACTGGATTTAATGTTACTGATTTAGCTAATGGTAATGTGGTTGTTTCTCTTGGAAGTACCTTTAAAACATGGGAGGTTAACGGACAACCAAGTCTTGTTGCTGTGGGTGAAGATACAGTTGAATTTATTGCTGGTAATGGTATTATAATCACTACAGATCCAAATTCTAATCCGCAAAGTATTACATTTGAATCAACAGGTGGTGGAGGTGGAGCTAGTATTAGCAATGGAAATAGTAACGTCAACATTGCTAGTACTGATGGAAATATAACTTTTGCGGCAAATGGAGTTGCTAATATTATGACAGTGGCAGAAACAGGAGTTTATATACCAAATACATCAGGTGGGGCAACAAATATACAATTAGGAGATCCAACACAAGGTAATTTAATTTCAAACGCTGTAACTTTGTCAAATAGTTCAAGTGTGTCTAATGCCATAGCACAACTAAATAACATTTTAGGTAAACTTGTACCTCCTAGTCCAACCAATTTTCCAGGTGGACAAACTCTTTCAATTTCAAGTTTGTCAACTTACCGTATGGCAAATTTTACGCAAACTGACAATACTCCAGGAGCCAACAAAAACGTAGCAGGAGGCACAACAGTCACAACAGTTCGTAGAGCAGGATCTTATTCAACCTCGAACATTGCAAATGTTGGTCCAGGGGATCAGGGAACAATCACTGTATTTTTAAATGGTTCCGATGCAGGTAACAGGACTCTAACAACAGCACTTAATGGAAATGGGACATATAGTAATTTAATTATTTTTAACAACTATGATTACAGTGTAGCCAATGCAAACATAACTGCAGGATTTTGGTCAGTATTTTCTAGTAGAGCAAGTGGTACGGTAACTGAAGGATGGAATGAAGTTAAAATTGCAGATAGTGCTACAAGTAATACTAATATCCCATATTGGTACTATGATAGTAGCGCACCTGGAACTCCTGCATTTAGCAATGTTAGTTTTACAGCTCCCGGTTCTCCAACTTACTTATATTCAAGCACTGTACCACATTATCCAAATACAAATCAGTTTATTGCTAATTTTGAAGTTAATCGTTTAAGTGGCAATATGTATCCTACAAGTGACACATTTATAACAGGCACAGCGGGTGGTGCATTTTCTGCTCCTTCCAGTGTTACATATGCATCAGCAGGAGTTACAACACCACTTGCACAAAATTTATATGTAAGTTCAGGTACACAAGCTGTTTCTACCACTGCTAATGTAACAAGTGGATTTGGGGCAAGTTCGGGTAGTCCTAGTGTAACAGCTAATAATAGTTACAATGCAGGTACTCAATCATTATCTCCAGGAGCTAATGTTCTTTACAAAACAGGAACTTCTAGTACAATGGAAGAAACAAATATTGTAATAACAGGTACAGTTGGTATAGGATCAGGACTTGCATTTAGAATAAACAATCCAGGATCTACGGATACACCTACATTTAGTGCTAACGCTACTGCTTTTAATAGTCAAACAGGACCATTACAAACTTATGATGCTACAATCGTAGCAGCAATATTGAAGCATGATATCACAAATTATAGTACAGGTTATTTACCAATTGGACCAAATCTAAGCAGTGGTAGAGGTGGTTCACAATACTTTACATTTAAATTTGTAAGAACTTCATTGTCAAAATTTGATTTTAAATGGACAGGTACATTAGCAGGACTATGGATAGCATTACCAGGAAGTGTAATTGATTCTACATCAACCTTAAATGGATGGTTAGATTTAAGCATAGCATATGCTGGTGCTGGTATTCCTGGAGCGAACACAGGAGCAGGAGGTAATGGAAGTAATGGTTGTGCATTAGGTGGAGTTGCCCCATTGAACTCAGCACAAACAAATAAGGCAATCACAGCTACCTTGGGTACTGTAAGTTCGTCTAGTACAGTAACTAATGAATTATATGTCCGTATAAAATTAACAAGTGGTCAAAGTATTACAGCATTTAGTTTAACAGCAGCAAGCAATTAAGGAATATACGTAATGTCAATTTCTCAAAGTCAAAAATTAGACCTACTTTATAAACAGGCGTTTGGTGTTACAAAGACTGACACAGAAGCAAACAAGAGTCCAAGTAATGAATCTATTCCAAGTCCTTTACTAATAAGAGGAGATACTGTTTGGATAGATGCAGATCAAATTCCAAATATAGCAGCACCAGTTGTAGATATTGTAGAAGAATATGTAGGTGTTAATGCAATTGAATGCGTCGCTGATACAACAACAGTGCCAATTGGAGGAATTTATCCGACATGGCTTACTAACTTAACATATTGGATTCCACAAGAATTTGGATCTACTTATTTAGTAAAAACATATGTTGATAACCCAGGGGTTGCAAATCCTCAAATAACAGGTACACAGATTTTTGATGCAGGATCAGGCGGAACAGGTGAATATTGGTTTAATTATCAATCTGGTGTTTTAAATTTCATTGGTAATACTATACCGGCTGCATTGACATCAGGGAAAGTAATTTATGTAGTTGGTTATCGTTATATTGGTACAGTTGGATTAAGTGGTGGAGGTGGTGGTCAAGGACTACAAGGACTACAAGGAGTTCAGGGAACACAAGGCGTACAAGGTACACAGGGTACACAGGGCCTACAAGGAATACAAGGTACACAAGGTACACAGGGAGTTCAGGGTACACAAGGCCTACAAGGTTTACAAGGTGTACAAGGCACTCAAGGCGTTCAGGGTACACAAGGCGTACAAGGAGTTCAAGGTACACAAGGAGTTCAAGGTATACAAGGTATACAAGGAACACAGGGTATACAAGGAACACAAGGAACACAGGGAACACAGGGAGTTCAAGGTACACAGGGAGTTCAAGGTACACAGGGAGTTCAGGGTACACAGGGAGTTCAAGGTACACAAGGGCTACAGGGTGTTCAAGGTACACAGGGAGTTCAGGGTACACAGGGTGTTCAAGGCACACAAGGGCTACAGGGTGTTCAAGGTACACAAGGTACACAGGGAGTTCAGGGTACACAGGGAGTTCAAGGTACACAAGGGCTACAGGGTGTTCAAGGTACACAGGGAGTTCAGGGTACACAGGGTGTTCAAGGCATACAAGGGCTACAGGGTGTTCAAGGTACACAAGGGCTACAGGGAGTTCAGGGTACACAGGGTGTTCAAGGCACACAAGGGCTACAGGGCATTCAAGGCACACAAGGTACACAGGGAGTACAAGGCACACAAGGCACACAAGGCACACAAGGAGTTCAGGGAACACAAGGCGTTCAAGGAGTTCAGGGAACGCAAGGAACACAAGGCGTTCAAGGTACACAAGGACTACAAGGCGTTCAAGGTACACAAGGACTGCAAGGCATTCAAGGCACACAAGGTACACAGGGAGTTCAAGGTATACAAGGTACACAGGGTGTTCAAGGTACACAAGGGCTACAGGGAGTACAAGGTACACAAGGGCTACAGGGTG